TCATTAATAGCATTAACGATATTATCTTGAGCATCCGTAGTTAAACTAGATAGTGTTCCTATATTAGTAGCATTAGTATCCGAATGACTATCTACTTCATTAATAGCTGAAACCAGATCCGTTTGAGCATCTGTAGTTAAACTAGATAGTGTTCCTATATTAGTAGCATTAGTATCCGAATGACTATCTACTTCATTAATAGCATTAACGATATTATCTTGAGCATCTGTAGTTAAACTAGATAGTGTTCCTATATTAGTAGCATTAGTATCTGAATGGCTATCTACTTCATTAATAGCATTAACGATATTATCTTGAGCATCTGTAGTTAAACTAGATAGTGTTCCTTCTACACTTTTTGCTCTATTCACTTCATTATCTATATTAGTTTGAAGAGTAGAATCTGATGAATCAACGTACGTAATTAAAGCATAATCGTCTATATTATATTGTTCAGTAGTATAAATTCTAAAATCTTTAGTTCCTGGATTGCCTGAACCATCATCATCAAAATATTTTCTAACAACCGGATCTAATCCATAATTGAGAGCTTCAGTAGAATATAATACTGTTTGAACATCTTTATCACCTACTTGTACATCATTATTTTTGTAAAAATTACCTGTACTTGTAGTAGTTCTCTTAATTAAATTAACTGTCTCTGTTAAATCTGACGCATTTTCTTTAAGACCTTTAATAGAAAAATCATTGTATACTAATATATCTGAAATAATAGTTCCTGATAATTTAATACCCTGATCATCTTGTGAAATATCTACATATTTTAAATCAGCACCAAAAGGTGGAAGATTTACTGATTCTTTAGTCCATTTAATTACATTATTAGTAGTGATAGAACCATCATTTATAGTAATACCTATATCATCTACAAAAGAATAATCTGCTTTTAAATCTAAAGCTATCCGTGCTAAGTTACTGATTGGTTTATCTAAATCGGCAGTATTATCACAATTACCTAATCCTACGTCAGATTTCGTTACATTATGAGGATTACCTACTATTTGAGCTATATGATTATCAATATGACTATCTACTTCATTGATAGCATTAACGATATTATCTTGAGCGTCTGTAGTTAAACTAGATAGTGTTCCTATATTAGTAGCATTAGTATCTGAATGACTATCTACTTCATTAATAGCATTAACGATATTATCTTGAGCGTCTGTAGTTAAATTACTTAATGTTCCTACGTTAGCTTCATTTTGTAGAGCTAAATCTCTAGTGTCGTAATAATTTTGATAAGTAAATCCTTCATCAGTATGAATCATATAGTCGATTTCAGCACCTGAAGATCCTTTTCTAACTATAGGATTTAAAGTATCGTTTTCAGATCTTATAAAAGATTTTATTCCGAAATCACCAATTTCTAAATCATTATTAGAATTCAATTTAACTAAACTCTTAACATCATCATAAGATGAATTATTAGATGAAATGCTTATATTATTATTTAATTTAATGTTAGATTTGATATCGCTATCTATAGAAACTAAAGATAAAGGATCTCCTAATTTTACTTCTGAAACTGATGAAGTCTTACCAAAAGTCGTTCCATTTATAATAGAATATTTTAAAATATTTTCAATAGAATCTGTACCTTCAGTTACTAAAGCAGCACCAGTATTTAAAATAAATTTTCCTACTCTATTGCTACCACCAACTCTTTCATTAAGTTTTTGTTGAAGGATACTAGGATTAGTAGTTTCATCTCCTGAAATATCTACCATACCTATATCATTAATAGATAAAGAATTAAATTCTAGACCATCTTCTGTAGATTTTACTCTAGGAAAAAGATATTGCGAATTAGCATAAGTTTCCGGAGTATCGTGAAGATCATTAAATTTCTTTTCACCTGTTAAAAATATCTCTACATTCAGTTCAGCACCATCTAACCAAGTTTCACCTGACGCTGAAAGAGGTGTTACTGAAATATTATAATAAGATGAATCTATTCCTGTTGTAGGTGGCGTATTAACTACAAATATCATATAACTACTATCAGTAGAATCTCTAAATCCGATTAAATCATCTTTTTGTAATGATTCTATTCCGAAAGCTCTATCATTTAAATATCTATCTAATTTAGAAACATATAAAACGCTTATAGATGAAAAATCAGAATTATTAGTTCTTACTTGTTTATCATACTGTCCTGCAGGATCAACAGTTTCATTATCGAAATAATAATCGGCAGATAATATAGAATTTCCAGCAGATGGTTCAAAAATTAATCCATCTTCACTATCATTAACTGTTACTCTCATACCTTTATATCCTAAATAAGGCTTTAAAGTATCTTGTGAAACAGGTGTATCTTCTAAAGTTACGAATTTAGTCTTATGTGGATTAGAACCATCTTGCAAAGAAATATGCGTTTGAATAGATGAATCGTAAGGTTCATATTCTATTTCAGAACCATTTCCAGGATTATGTGAATGACCTATATTAGATTTTAAATCTAAACCTGCCTGTAGCGTTTGTTGATTAACTGCATCTAGAGGATCTTCTGGATTTTTAACATTTCTTACTAAATGATTATTAACATCAATATCACCAAACATAGAAGTAGTTCCGTCTCTTCTTAAATAAGCATCAGGATTTACATTTCCTGGCACTACCATCCATCCTGAAGTAGAATAAGTTAATTGATCGTTATTAAAAACCGTTTCTGATTGTAATTCACCTGTTTGATATGTGTATCCGTTATTTTCATCAACATTGATAATTAGGAAAAAATCTCCGGTAACTAATCCTGAAACTTCAGGATATTCACTACCTATTTCAGGAGTAAATTGTCCTTTTAAAGTAAATGAAGTAGATTCTATTAATGTATTATCTATTAAACCGTTAGAATTAGTTTTAACCGGTTGACCTGAGATGCCTGTTTTATGATCTATAAAATCCGTTTTAAGATATCTACTATTTAGCTCGGAATCTAAATTACTAATATCATCAATTAAATGTGTATGATTGATATCTGATTTAAGTGCTAGAGCATCTTTAAGATCTATTTGATTATCTAAAAATCCTTGAATATTCCCCCATTCTACAGAGTTTTCTCCTAAAGTAGTCCAATTTACCACATCTCCATCAAATTTCACATATCCAAATTCATCAGTATCTGTAGCGTATACTAATTCACCTTCAACAGGTGGTGTAGCTACTAATTCCGCTTTAAGACCTCTTCTTAATACTATTCCAGTTGCCATTATTATTCCTTTCCGTTATTCGCAATTTGTAGAAGGCTCATTACCATCTACATCATCTATATTACCGTCGACTAAAACATCATCACCATAAATTCTACAATCTAAAATGACTCCATCACCTGTTTCATTAATATTGTAATCTGTATTAAAAGATTCAGCGAATTCTTTAGATACGCTTTCACAAATATTAATCATTTCGTGCTTGTCAAAAAAACTAAAATTAAAAGATTCGTCAAATCCTCTTTTATACGTTAAACACTCATCTTCTCTTTCTAAAAAAGATACAAAATTTTTCGATTCACATTCGCATTCTATCAACACACCTCCAAGATGTATTAATAAATCAGAACTGGATAAGCATTTATTAGATATTGGAAGTTTTTTAGTTATGAATGTTCTTCTATAAGTATCTAAATAGACGTTTAAATTATTATATCCTTCTTCAAGGTCCTTACAATTTATTTGTATTAATGAATCGGATATGAATCCTTTTACATCAGCGCCTTTAAAAGATCCTCCAGCAATATATAATTCATTATATTTTAAAGACTTATCTTTATCTATATCTATATTACTAGTTAAAATATACATAATTACTCTTTAATTATAGTTAAGATTTCTACTTCATCATCTTTATTAAGAGGACTTAATAAAGTTACTGATGTTCCTGTATTAGCAATAACTTGAGATTTTTTAATTTTCTTGCCGTTTACGTAAACTTCTACTAAATCTTCAGAATAATTACAAGCAAAAACGTTCTGATTCTTAGAAGCTTTATATTCATAATTTTCACGTTTTTCACTTATAGGAGAAATGTTATTTGATATTTGTGTGAGAAATTTTCTATCTTTAGGTTGATTTATTTGAGAAATGTATAAACCGTTTTCTTTAGGTGTAGAATTGTAGATAGAAACTAAAGAACCTTCATAAATCGTAGGATTATCTTGCTCTTCAAATTTTTCTAATGTAGTAAATTTATTAATAATAACTTCTTTATCTTCGAATATATCATCAATAAATTTTCTTAACGTTTCTGCTGTAATATTACCTACAGTATTATCAGCAAAAAGGCGTAAAAGAATATCTTTTTTATTATTGTTAGTCATGTTTATTAGACCTCTACTTTTTCAATATTTATAAAATATTAAATTTGAGAGGCGTTAAATACATCTGACTTAGTAGAAGTTTTCATTAGTTTATCGTGTTCTTCTTGAGTTAGTCCTGAACCTACATTTACTTTGATAATTTCTACTTGTGGAGGCACGTAGTTGATATCTACAGTAACACCATCTGATAAAAGAGACCTATCAAAACAATATATTCCCTCATATCCGTCATCGGTAATAATAGTACCAGTTATTGTAAGGGCGTGTGAAGTATCATAGGGTACTATTTTAGTACCCGATTGACATACAACATATCTTTCAGTATACTTACCGCCACCTTTTGGAACATTTCCATAAGCTTTAAGAAAAACATCGAAAGATCTTAGACTTTCATCTGTTCTTCTTAAAGCTCTCATTTCGACGTAAATATCTATAGGATGAACTTCGGCATCTACCGTTTCTGAAGATAAATAAATTCTTCTATTAACAGGATCTATATGGTCTATTATAGCCATAAATTTCCTCCTTCATCTAAAGTTCCTCCATATTTATTAGTCATCCATTCTAAAATCACGGCGGTAATTATATACATCACTTGAGAACCGTAAATATTGTTAATAGATCCGTCTAAAGGATCTATATAGGTGTAGTTATCAGGCATAAATTTAGATAAAGGTTTAGAAATATAATCATAATTAGGAATTATATTAGAAATTTTACTCTCATCATCATAAATCATCTGCTGAACTGTTACATGAACCCAAACTTCAGAATCTTCTCTAGGCGATTCTATAGATATCTTTGAAGCTCTGAGTTTGGTTTTCACTAATCATACCTTTATTATACGTTTGTTTCTAGAGATGGTTCAGCGGCAGCTGTAACTGTTGAGTTTCTAGTAATAGTAAATACTGTTTTAGCTTGAGTAGCTCCACCATCACCTTCACATAAGAAAACTACATCTTTATCTGTACCTGCAGTACCACCGATAGTATCACCATCGTAGTCAAATCCAAATTGAATTTTATTATCTACCGCATCATTAGATACATTACCCTTAACCGGAGAAGAAGTATTATCTACAACAGTAACAGCAGAAGATGTATTGTAATCAGCAAGGAAGAATGCATGATACCAAGCGTTTGTATCTGCAACGGCTGTCGCACCTACACTAATAGAAACAGCAACATTAAACGGTAAAGTTTTATGAGATCCGTCGTCCGCAGTAAATACGATAGATTGTTCATCAGTAGTAGGAATATTTTCAATAAATAATCCTTTTGTATCGGCACCAGATTGTGTTACAATTCTACCTTGAGCGTCATAAGAATACCAAACTCCCACACGTTTACCATGAGTTACGTTATCAGCATGAGCATTAATATCGTCATCTGTTTGAGCTAAAGCATCTAAATAAGCAACACATTGATCTAAGCTACCTGAATCGTTATTATGTAATACCCAAGTAAAATCACCATCCGCTTCATTAAATCCTGATTCTGTTTGAGGAGTATCTAATTCTTCTAGAGACATTCCTGTCCAAGGTGCAACTTGAGAACCACCATAAACATCTGATAAATTATAACTACCTGAAGTTAAGTGAACACTCTCACCAAGTGCGAACCCTGAGTTATACCCGTCCATTTGAGTAACCCCTGAGTCAGCTAACACTTTTTCATCGTAATTATATCCGAATGTACGAACTTTCATAGATAAATATGTACGTAGGTCGAAAGTAGTTGTATTTGAATCTACTCCTGCATCTCCATAAACCTGGATAGCCTCATCCACCGGACCTGATTTAGCGAAATCATACGGAACATCTCCTGCAACGAGTTGATAATAAGGTTGAGATGTAGCTTCTATATTACCTAGTGACTTTACTCCGTAATATATACGTCCAATATTACCTGAACTATCACGTTCAATCCAACCTGAACCACGTACCTTATTTCTATCATCTGTTGTAGTAGATGTATTAGTACCATCAGCATCATCAAACTTTCTACTATTTAGAACTTCATAAGCACCACCAAATTTAAAGGTACCTTTAAAATATCTATCATATTTACGTAAATTTTCATCAATACGTCTTTCTTGGTTTTCGAAAGCATATAAAGCCTCAAGCTTGATACCTAATTGATTAGTAAGTGGATTATCTTCTGCTCCACTACCGAAATCGATCTGAGCAAGTTCTTCTGCTGTAATTAGTTCAATTCTTCCGTTAGCAACATCAAAGTAGATATTTCCATCTGGAGTTCCTGAACGACTCTGAGTAGACTGTTTAAGTAGTGTACTGTAATTTGATAAATCAATTAATGCTGGTGTAGCCAATTTTTATCCCTTTTTGTTTAAATTTGAAGAAATTCATCCATATCCATATCTCCCATAGCTTGCTCTAGGATCATAGATAATCTAATGTTTTCAGATTTCAAGAATTCGATTATATTTTCAGACGATGTCTTTATATTTTCGATTTCTTTATTCTTTTTTTCTTTCATAAAATCAATGCCTGCATTGAAAGCGATTAGTTCAAATTTTCTAGCGAACTTTATAGCTTCCATTACGTCTTTTTCAGACCAATGTTTAGGTAGCTCATAAAGATCTTCTGTTTGTTCGTTACGAACAACCCATTTAGAAATTTCACCATCGCTTGTCAATTGAGTGGCATGACAACTCTGCAAATCTATATAATTTTTCATTTTCACCTCTTTTAAGTATTTATAAATTAAATTAGTTATTTTCATCAGCATTCAAATTGATTGTAACGTTTTGATCTGAATCGGTTAAGGTGTAATATGTTATGCTTTCTTCATAATCATTATCCGGCTGAGATATTATTTGTACCGCAATAGGTGTATCTGATGTGTAGTTATAGCTATAAGTTTGATTATCCTCCGTAGCGCTTTCCTCTCCTGCTAACTCAGACGCTCCGGCTAAAGATCCTATATTATCAACCTTATATATTCTCCACTCATAATGTGTAATACTAGGACGTACAGTGAATTTGAAATTTTTACCATTCTGAATATCTACTGTACCTCCTGCGCTATCACTTGTACTAACGTTTGTACCATTAATACATTTAACAGTTAATGTACCGCTAGTACCCTCCCAGTATATATCCGTTCCTGAGCCATCTACTGATATATTGTCTAGTGTTATGGTTCCTGTAACACTTGCTGGAATGTGTAATGCATACTTTCCTTCAAATTCTTTAATAATTATATTCTTGAAATTTATTACGTTCTCTAAATTAATTATATAATTATCTTTAGGTGTACTTAATGTACTATCTATAATGTCTATATCACCTAATATCTCTGAATTAGAAATAAAAATTGAATTTTTAAAATGCATATTTGAAGTTAATGATATAAGTCCACATCCTTTTAAGGTAGTGTCATTTATATTAATAACGCCATTTGTATTGCTAGAAGTAAAATACCAATCACTTAAACCTTGCAATATCATATTGCTTAAATCTACTTCGCTATTTGCGGTAATATTAAAATTTATACCACTTCTATTAGGCGTTTGATGAAATAAGTATTCTCTTTCAGCAACGTTATAATTAGCTGGATATTCCACAATTTTATTTTCATCATAAAAATAAGTATCAATGTTTCCGTTGCCTATTTCTATTGGTACTTGGACTAATATTTCCTGTCCTTGTAGTAAGTTAGGTCTAAAATATGAGCCATCTTGATAGTTAAGTAGAGTAGAAAATGATGCTCGCAAGGTAGGTGTACCACCTACAATCGTACTATTTCTATATCGATACAATCTATTAAAAGTCATATAACAAATAATAGTCCTGCTTCTTTCTCCAAACCCAATTTTAGTTATAGCGGACAAATCTACATTACCACTAGAAGCGAATGCTGGAGCAGCAGCGTCTATAATGTAAGTAAACTGCATGGCAAAATTTAATAATTTATTATCCGCACTATCAATATTAAATGCTTTATAATTACCATCACCATCCATTAAATATATAAGTCTACCTTGTGTACCAATACCAATAGTAGGTTGATATTTCGGTTTATAGGGATACACAGAAACCGCTAACATATCTGTTGTCAAATCAACAGAATTTTCTAAAGTAAGTTCCATTAACGTATATTTTAGTCCCTTACTTCCTTTTAGAACGGGTGCTTTTTGTAGAGGATAAAACCCAACATCTCCTACATTCTCCGTTATTGTACCACTCACAACGTCTAATCCGTTTAAAGTTGTTAAACTTGAATCACCTAGTGTAGAACCATTAACCATACCGTCAGTTGCAAGTTCTATTATATCTAAATCATTATAACAAACAGGTTCAGATAAATTATTTCCATCATCAATTATTTCAAATTGTAACATACCTGTTGCGGTGTGTTGTGATACTTGAAGTTCATTAGGAACATTATCGATATCTGTTATTGTGTTTGCTTGAATATTCATAGAAACTGAAAGAGACTCATCGTTTATATATCTTCTTCCATAATTTTCTATACTAATACCACCAACACCTGACGCACTAGCAAATACAAAATGTAAATTTCCAACAGCCGTATTAGAAGGCTTAAAATAGGAATATGTAGTACAGGTAGTAGTATCCCCATTAGTTATTGTATCTATGTCTGAAATAGGTGCACTAGTATCTGCTCCTTTTATACAAAACATAGCAGATTGGTAAGCATCAGTGTCACTACTTGAAGTAGTTGGAGCAGTTTCATTAGACGAAGCGAACTTATAACAAGCCAGCATTTCATTTTTTAGTGAGCCTGCATAAATAGATGTCCATCCATCAGGTACTGTTAAGTGCGAACCTGTTGCTGTATCTTTATGTGCTAACCATACTAATAAGTCATTTTCTTCATAGTTTGGTAATAAACCTGTATGTGAGTCAACATCTTCGTCGTCAGATGCGTACGTATAGTCTGATATGTAAGCCATATTTTCTCCTAATATTTTATCTTATGATATAATTTAACAGCCGACACCATACTCATAGTGTATATATTTTTTTCAACCTCATATAAGAGTTCTTCAAAATATAAATCGGCCTTTTCATATTCCTCTAGATCGCATAAGTAGTCGTGTATAACTACAGCGTGCATGTATTTAGGTTTAAATGGTGGAATAATATTCCATAATAACCTAGGTATATTAGCTCCATTAGTAATATATCCTTTAGGCACCAAAATATCCTTGTAAATGTATGCTTCTATTAATTCATACCTATTATCTCTTCTAGGTTTTAATATTGGGTATTCCATTTTATGCCTTCGTAAAATCTAAATATATATTAGAAATGTTATCACCAGAGTAATTAATAGTTTTTGTAATTTTATTAGAATTTATATTATCTAATATAACTACAGATTCTATATTTCCATCATCATTATAAGATATATCTTTAGTAAATAGTTGTTCATTTTTAGTATCGTCTTTATATATATTTATTTGAATTATATCTCCATCATCATAAACTAATTCCTTAAAATAATTATCTTCTGCTTCCTTATATAATCCTAATAATTCCGTTTTATATTTAGTATTATCTAAATCGTCTTTAGCAGTCCATACACCATTTTCTAATACTAAAATATCACCATCTTTAGCATCATCAACATCTATAATTATAGAGTTTAAACTAGGCTCAGGTGAAATTCTTATAAGTTGACTAATATCTAAAGGCTGGTTGATAGTACTTAGATATAATCCTTTTTCATCTGGTGTAGTTCCTCTATAAATTACTACTAAAGAACCTTCATAGATATTAGTATTATTAAAAGGTATATCGTTAGAAGTAGCTATTTTAATAACTTGAACTTCTTTATCAGAAAAGATAGCTTCAATATAAGCCCTCATATCTCCTGCGGAGATATCATATTCATTATTATCTGGAAAGAGAGCTAATACTCTATCTTTAGTATCATTGTTAGTCATTTAACATCCATCCTATTCGTTAACTATTACCCATTGTGATGAGCCTTTAATCACTTTAAGGCTTTGATTTTTAGTAGATAGTACTAATTGCGATTCGCCACCTATATTAGCACCTTCAGAATCTATTACTGTTACATTATTAACATCGAAATTAGATGATGAATCTACTATTTCTATTGTAGAATTCAATTCTAAACTATTAGGAATAGTTATAGTGATAGCGTTATCTGTCGTATCAGCATATATAAATTCTCCGGATAGGGACGCCTCATAATCTGAATTAATATTTACATATATTTTTTCAGGAATTTTAGTCCATTCATTGTCAAGAAAAGATAGTTTTATTAGATCTTGAGGAGTTCTCGGTTGATCTTTTTTAGATAAATAAATTCCTGATTGATTAGTATTATCATTAAATACTACCACTAAACTATCTTTATAAATGTTTGAATTATTTGGTTGTAAATCTATCATTTTTTCTATCTTTACAACTATCTCTTCTTTAGAGGAGAAGATAGCTTCTACATAGGTTCTCATATCTGCTGCTGAAATTTCATAGTTATTATTATCAGGAAATAATGCTAAAACTTGATTTTTTATTATATTATTTTGTGTCATTTAATTATCCTTGCTCCTCTATTATAAATCTGTGCAACATGCTATTATTCTCTAGAGGTGTATGTAATGGATTAGTAGTCAAACTATATCTATTATATATAAAATATTTTTGTTTATAAGTATCAGGATCTGTAACTTCCTGAATTTCGTATTGATATGGTAAAAATACTAAAGAACTATCATCTACAGAATCTGATTTTAATCCTACATAACAGTATTCAATATCGCTACCACCATTGGTATAATCATCATTATAATCTGTATTGAAAGCGTTTAGCTCATTTCTTACAGGATTGATATAATAGTCTGTTCTTCCGTATCTTCCGACAAATAAAGAACAGTTTTTATCTTTAGCTATCTTAGACATTTCGCTATAATAATTAGTTCCTAAGAAATATGCTGCCCATTTTGTAGGTAATATACAAAAAGAATCTAAAGTTCTAAAAACATATTTATTCATTTCAGTAACACTTTCAGCAACTTTTTGAGATATTTGAGAAATTACCCATCCTGAATTAGCAGTATTTACTATTAAATTGTTTTTAGTAAAGCTTTCATTATTTATCATTCTAATTAGTTCAAAGTTTTCATCTTCTGAAGAGAGTCCTGAAAATATTTTACCTATTTTCTCACTAGCTTTTTTCCTATACATTTTTTTCATATCTTGAGCTGCTTCAATACTTACGTCTGTATCTATTTTATACAATTTAGTATGAACGTCTTTTTTAACTATTTCTACACTATTTTGTAAATATTTCTTTTTAGATGTATAGATAGTACCCCAAGATGATTCTAAAGGAACTACAGAACAAATAGAATAAGCTAAACTATTATTGTATTTTTCATCTATTAAATGAGATAAAATATCTTGTGTGCTAGCAATATCGAAAGAATCTGTACCTTCCGTAAGGTTGATTCCTGAATTTTTTTTAATTATTTTTAAGTTATCTTCTTTCAAGTATTCTCCTTACTAATTATTTATATGATTTTAAGTTAAATTATTATATAATACAAACAATAAAGGAGAGAAAATGTATCAAATTAGCGAGAAAGAATGGAATAGAGTTTTAAAAAGATTTAAAAATAAGTCTGAAGAAATCGATCTTTTAAACAAACAAATAAAAGAGATGAAGAAAGAATTAGAAAAGCAAGAAGAAGCTAATAAAGAATTAAAAAAAGAAAAGGAAAAATTAGAGAAAGAAAATTTTATTCTTTTAAATACTCAAAAAACTCTTTTAGAAAATCTTAACGATTCTTTAAGTTTGTTAGAGAGATATAATATAAAAAAATACAAAACAATAACTTCTAATAGTTTGGATGAATTAGTTTAACATAAACAATATAGATGAATGATGCAGTATCTATAAAAAAATTAAGATGATTTTAAGTTTCTTTATATTATAATATATGAAATGAAGGATAGAAAATGAATGATACAAAAGAATTAGCTAAACAAATTTGGTTAGAAGATGATTTAAATATTAAGAAAGAATTATCTTATAAAATGATTGATAGTTTAGTCGCTAAAAAAGAAACCAAAGAAAAGTTTAAAAAAGATATTTCTAATTGTAAATCTAAAAATAAAATAGATAAACTAGCTGCAGATATTACATTAGTCGGATATGATATGAAGGTAGTAAAATGAGAGAAGAACAAAAAAGAGCTTATAGAACTTTCCTTATTAAAGGAGAGGATCAACATAATCAAGTTATCGAAGAATGTTCGGAAGTTATTAAAGAAATAACTAAAAAAAATAGAGGAAAATTTTCGGAGCCTTCTTTGAAAGAAGAGTTAGGAGATTTAATGAATGCTATAGAATCTTTAATCTATTTGTATAATTGGGATGAAGAAAAATTTCATAATGATAGAATAGAAAAAATCTTAAAATATGAAAATAAATTAAAGTCGAATTAATTTAAATTTAAGCCTCTTTATACTATAATATATTATATAAAGAGAGAAGGATATATTATGAAAAATTTAGATAATGAAATTTTAAATTACGATTGGAGTTTTGAAGATAGAACTATCGTTTTTGATTTTGACGGAAATGAGTTAGTTCATAATTATAGAGAATTTGATGCTCCTATTTTAAATGAATTTGGAGATCAATTAATTCCTTTAGACGAATTAAAATTTATCGAATTAGAAAAAATAGATGAAGAACAACATATGTATTATGGATATAATTTATAAAGGAAAAAAAATGTGCTCAATAGTAGCAAGTTTTAAAAAAGAAAAATTACAAGAATTAATAGAAAAAAATCAATTTAGAGGGAACTTTAGTTATTCTTATACGGAACTAGAAGATAATGGAGCTCCTACAGCTCAATTAAAAGGTTTTGGTGAGTTTCCTCCTAAAATAATAAGAGAAGAAAAATATAAAATATCTCACGTTCAAGCTCCTACAGGCGGAATGTTAAAAGATTGTAAAAGAATTCATCCTACAGAAATAAATTTATCTATGCTATGGCATAATGGATTAATCACTCCTAAGGGTGTGAAATTTCTTCAAAAAGAAGTAGAAGTTGAAGAAGATTTCGATACTCTATTATTACATAAGTTTATAGAAAAATATAATTTTAATTTTGAAAAATTAAGCGAAGTGGAAGGTTTATTTAGTTGCGTTATGTTAGTAGTAGACCAACTATATCTGTTTAGGACTAAACACGGTCAATTATGGATTGATGAAGATATGAATATTAGTTCAATAGAGTTTAAAAATTCCGTTTGTATTCCTTATGATAAGGTTTATGAGGTAGATTTGAAAAATAAAAAATTAATAGAAGTAAGTTCTTTTAAAACTAAAAGATATAACATAATCATTAATTCTTCTAATAAATTTGAAGAATTATTATAGAGACCTAAGTCTCTATAATTTAAGCACCTATAACCGTAGCGAACGATTTAGTTCCTACATTATTGAAATTCAATTTAATAAATTCGGCAGCATATTTAGGTTTAATGTAAATATCTACAACTAATTCATTTCTACTAATTACATCTGGTGTATTATTAGTTTCATCACAAACAACTAAAAAATCTTCTATTCCTCTTCCCGCTTTAACAGAACTTAAGAACGGGTTAAACATTGCTAAAATAGCGTTTCTTGTGAAAGAATCGTTAAACTCAAAAGTTTGAGATTTAGCAGCTTTAGCCATAGCTCTTTCAAGAACATTAAATAATCCTCTTACATTGATTCTATCAAATGAAGAAGCATAATTAATCATAGTCTTTTGACCCCAAACTAAATTGCCTTCACCTGGGAAATTAACTATAGGATTAATATTATTAGAATATAAAGAATCTCTTTGAGGTTGGTTAGGACTAAAAGCAATTCTATCAATATTTCTCAATCTACCTCTTTTAAGACCTGCTGAAGCCCACCAAGAAGCTTGATTAGTATTAGTATTAGCTCTAAGACCTGCTACATCACCTGCAACATTAATCCATCTAAATTTCTTAGCATATCCATCATAAATTCTAACATAATTTCCAAAATAAGACGCAAACATAGTTCTTAAAAATGGTGGATTATTTTTAATTTTTCTAGTTATTCCATCAACGATTACTGCAGCTTTCTTTCCTACTACATCTGAATAAGATGCTCCGATGAAAGCAATACAATCTTTTCTTTTATCAGCTAATAATGCTGCTGACTTTCCTTCATCGTTTTCATTACCAATAATTATATCTATAAGGTATAATTCTTTATCTTCTACAGTCATATATGCTTCTTGAATAGAACCTTGATCAGTAATAATAGGTGAAACTCCACCCCATAAACTTAAAGGACCTTGTACATAATTAGTATTAGGTAGAGAAGGATCATCATTTACATCAAATCCTTGAGAATCTTTAAAAACTGCAGAATATACGTATGATTTATATGTGCTTGTAGTAATTTCACCTGTAATCTGATTAGGTTTAGAGTGAACTTCTACATCAAAAGCGCTTAGAGACTGATTATCTATAACGTAAACAAGTTCAGAGTTTTCGTTAATTACTGTTTCTATATATTTAGATTTTCCATTTCCGTCTACAGCTTCAGGATTAAAAGATGCTATAAAAGTTTCGTACGATTCACCTTTTTTAACGATAATTCCTATTTCATCTTCTTCAACAGGCGGATAATCGAATAAATCTAGAACAGAAACACCCTCAAAAGCTTCACAAGCTGAGTTAACATTTTCATATTCTACAATTTGATCTGCGAAGTCATAAGAATTAACTATTGCTATTTCTATTCCATTATTAACACTTCCGGCAGTTTTAGAGAAGAATCTCAATTTAACTTCATCTTCAAATCCATAAAAATCTTTAGAATATTCAAAATCGTTAAAATTTTTAATTAATTCATATTTTTGATTAAAATTAGGTTCTTTAACTACTGCAGGATTAGTTATGTCTCTATAAGCATAAGCTCCTGAATTTTGATGTTGTGAATATACTATGATTTTACTTCCTGGAAGAATTTCATATTGTAGGCCTTCGTCAACTTCTGATTGAGTATCTACATTCCATAAAATAAAAGTTAATGTGTAAGATTGTGTAGCTTCATCGAAATCTATCTTCTTTACTTTGTATCTAGATTGGTTTTCTTGACCTTCAAAAGTGATAATAGAATCTCTATAGATATCTTTTACACTAGATAAACCATTTACTAATCTATCTCCAACAGTATGATTACCAGGTACTTCGATAGCGGTTTTATTATAAGTTCCCGTTTCTGAGAATACTCTAGAAATTACTAATTTATCTGAATAATCTAAAAATTTAGAACACTGAAACCACTCATTGTAGTTTTTATCTGTAGGTTTTCCGAAGTAATATTCTAACTCTTTTTTATTAGTTACTAAAAAAGGTTGTTCAATCACACCTTTTTCAAAATTACCTGCGAAAAATGCTACCGACGTAGAAACGCTAGGTACAATCGCGGAATTGTCAATTTCGTTTATATAAACGCCTGGGCTTAAATATGCCATTATATTTCCTTAATTTTAGTCAATAGGAAAGTGTAATTCTCAATACTTTTTCAAAGGTTAAGGCTCTTCACCATTAACAGCATCTCGAAGCCTATCACTACTCACTATTGCTAAAATATTTATAAAATATATTAAAGAGCGTTTTCGTTTTCTGATGCGTTTTTAGGTTCATAAGAAGATGATTCTTCATTGCCTATAACCCAGTCACTGTAAGCGAAAGTCATATCAAATTCAGCAATTGTATCTGAAGAGTCATCACCGTAAGAAATCTCACCGATGCTTTGAGGAAAACAATTATGAAGAGTATAAGTAGCTACAGGTTTTCCTGCTGAATCTAATTGCTCGACTCTTAAATCAGCTAAAACTGAACCAGGATTTCCTGTATGTTTATTTTCCTGAAAATTGTCACAAGCGTCAGCCCATTTAATCATATCTAATCTGAATGAATGGTTTTCTTGTAGGTAGAAACTTAAATTCCAAGCATTATCGAATGTAGTATCACCAGGTAAGATTAATTTTCTACCTTGACTCCATACCTCAATTTGTCCTACTTCTTTACCCGGTGCTGTAGCACTTTTTGCTAAAACGTCTACTTCATTCAAAGCTGTAGCACCTGAAACTGAAGAAGGAAAAGAGAATGTTACTCTATATTTATTTGCTCTTGCTCCTGCCCCAAGTGCAGCAGAAAGTTCTTTGATTGTAGCCATAAGGATATTCCTTTTTTATTTATTTATAAATTAACTTATTAAGCCGCCTAGACGATCACCTAATATATTTTCAACAGCTTGTTTCTCTACACTGTTACCGATTATTACATCTGAAAAAGCAAAAGTAACAGATGTAGAAGATATCTCTGAGGTGCTATCATCTAATTGTATATCTTCTACGTTTATAGGAAAAGCACCTATAATAGTAGCTTCTAATATTACATTTTCTGAATTTCCTAGCTGTTGTATTTTTATGTCTTTTTGATATTCTGGTGCAACACCCGATAATAATAGTTGTGTAGGATCTTTTACTATAGCTTTTACTTCTTTTACAGCATCTTTTAAAGAATTGATTTCGTTTAATACTAAACCAGATAAAGTATCTAACTTTTTAAAATATCCATCACCCTGATTTTTTAAAGTTAGAGAGTGCATATCTTCCATCCATTGTGTAAAATATCTTCTCGCTACCATCTCAGAATCATTATAAAATTCTACAGTCCAAGAACCTGATAAAGAAGTCTCACCTATTATTTGAGTTTTTTTACCTTTAATAGTTACATCTACAGGAGTTATTACTCTACCAGGAAGTGCGGCAGCATGACACATAACGTCTAAACTTCTAGAGATTTCAATCGTAGGAACTAATAGTCTATACTTATTAGACCTAGCACCACTTTTAAGAGTATTGATTAAGTTTTTTATTTTAGACATTATACACCTTTATTTAATAGATTAGAAAAAGATTTTATCATTTCTTCTTTATCTTTTAACAATTCAGGAATATCTGGAAGATTATCCGAAAATATATCACCTAAAGATTTTTCAATATCTGAAGTAATTGAATTTACTCTTTTATCTAATGCTGTTATGGTCGCATCAACCAATCTCTGAGCGACACCTACGTTCATATTTTCAAAAGATTCATCTTTATTCATAATTAGAAAAGAGAATTCTACTTGTAGTTCTAAGAATCCTGATACACCACTTGTATCAAATTCTATATTAGCTATTTTAGTAGGATATACACCTTCAAAAATATATTTAGCTACTTCATTTTCATTCCAATCTTTTACTATTAGATTGATAGAGCCTAAAATATCTTGCTTAGTTTGTCTGTTAAACATTAATTTAATATCTTCGTTTGGTTTGATTGTGTTTTTATCTAAACCTTTTTGCCAGGTAATTAGATCTCTTAAAATTTCATGTTTTTCATCTATTATTAAAGTTACATTTAAAGACCTATTATAATCTACTCTAGTCATAATAGGAATGGTAGAACCTTTATAGGTTATTTCTACTTTTTTTGTATCAATTTCAGGAATTGATATATTTTTACATAATATATCATACTGATGTGAAGTTTTTTGATTGTTGAGATTTTTAGGAAAAGTTATTTCTACGGAAAAATTGGCAGGCCTTGATAAATTACCACCAGCTTCAAATAATAAATTTCCTATAGAGTTACTCATTTATTTTTCCTTTTTATATTTAAATATTTATAAATACCTTAATAAAGGAACTAAATGAAAGTAGAAGATATTGTTCAAAATATTTATAATGCTAATTGGGTACTATCTGATGAATTTGAAATAGAAATAGATAATCCTGGCGAAATAAAACAAGAAGTATGGAACATGTGTGTTGTATCTTTTTCTATGCCTGAATTATCATCGGCAGTAGGTAGTTCTGTTTTAGGCGGAATTAGAAAACTTACGTCACGAATGTATGATACTTTCATAATTAATATAACTTTTAGAGATATCGGTCATACCAAACTTAGAAAATATTTTGAAAGAAAATTTGCCTTACAACAAAAAATGTATTATGACCAAATATCTACTAAAATAGGTTTATTTCATATTGATTCTTCTGAAGGAAGTAGAAGAAAGCTATTTTCAGCGGAAGCGTTAATAACTAATATATCAGGATTAACTTTCAATAATGCAGAAAGCAATATTCAGGAATTTACAGTAAGTTTTTCAACTGGTTCTTTCAGTACTGATGAACTATTGAATTTCGGTACTTCTGAATTCGAAATAGAAGTAATTGATAACTTAAATAATGATTAAGATTATTATTATATAATAGAAATATTAGGGGAGAAAAATATGGCAGTAGTAATAAATACTCAGAGTAAACAAAATGATATAAAATCGCAAACTTCAGACTCAACGAATAAAACATCGAATTCAACGAATAAGATCTTACAATTAGGTCCTAGAAAAAGCGTTACTATTCATCCGTGGAAAGCAAGAGCTAAGAAGGATTTTATTAAGGTTTTTAAGAAAAAAGGTAAAAATGTATCGGAAAGAGATGTTTTAGACGTTTTGGTATATCCCTATATCGAAGAAAAAATATTTTTAAATTCTGCAGAAGTTCAATATATTTTAACTGAATTAAGAAAGATTTCGATAAAAGATCAAAATATTGAGTTTATTCTTACTTGTGATAAATGTACAAAAGAGTTTGATGTAGAAACTAACATAGATAATTTAGTACACTATAAAGAAACTCTAATACCTATAAAAGATGATAATATTGAATGGAAAGAAGTTTCGTCGTTAGAAGAATTAGAAAATAATTTAAAAAAATTCTCTGAAGAACCACCTAGCATAATTAACATGGCTATGAATATAAAAAACTATAACGGAGTTGAAATAGATTCTGTTGAAAAATTTATAGAGATTTATGATGATATGAGTATGGATGAGGTCGATAATATCGAAACCAGATGGAAGGAAGTTTCTTCAAAATTTGAAATATATCAAGAATTAGAATGCCCTCATTGTAAATCTAAGACAGTCTATTTATTTGATGTTATACCTTCGTTTTTTGATCCTCTTTTACCTAAAGAGTAATATTTATTATGTGTTTCAGAGATAAATTAAAAAAAGTAAAAAGATATAATTCATTTCAAGAAAAAGAAGCACTATTATCTATATTAGATGAAGATAGTATTGATATAATTAATACCTCAAAAATTTTAGGTCTATCTCCGGTTAATAAATTAGAAGCTGAGGCTCTTATTATGAAAGCTAGAGAAATTTCCGTTTCAGAATCTATTGAATTAACTAGTTCTTGTCCTAATTGTGATTATATTAATATGACTAGCGTTGATATACCTTCTATGTTTTTCAAAGGAGAAATTGATTCAAAAATACCTGAGGGCATTTATAAGGATTTATCGGAAGTAGATATTGAAGGTTTGGAAGATTTAGAACTGGATAAATATAATGAATTAGAAAATAAATTAGAGAGCAATAATAAAAATATTTTTGATAATGTAGTTGAAATTAATTGTTTATCTTGTAAATATAAATATCAAACTAAAATAGAACCTCTGAAGTTTATTTCTAAATTCTCTATATCTAACTTATATGAACAATATTCCGATATTACTTATTATTCTCATATGAATAAATCTGATGTAGATAATATGTATCCGTTTGAAAGAGAAATATTTATTGGATTAATACAGAAAAAAGAGGATGAAAAAGATTCTGTTTAAAATATAAATACTTAAAAACTAGGAGACTAAGTGATTTTAGGTATTGCTAAAACTATTGGAAAAGTAGCTCTTAAGAGTTCTAAAAAATCTTTTTCTAAAATAGGTGAATCTCTTTCAACAGTATCTAAAATGACTAAAACTGGTGTCAAGAAGAACATCAAAAAAAGAATTAAAACTAAATTTAAATCTAAAAAATCATCTCCTTCAAATCAAGAAAATCAAAAAATATCTCCTAATGAAATAGAATATCGAAACGAGATTAGTGAAATCACTTCATCAGATAATGATTCTAAAAATAATAATAAACAAATATCTCTAAAAGACGAAACTCTAGATAAATTAGGAAAATTGCTAAATTTAGTAGATATTAGTGGAGGTACAGGCGGTACTAAAGCGGATCAAAGACAAGAATCTATAGCTAGAGCTAAATTTAGAGATAAATCTATAGAAATTTTAGAAGAAATTAAAGATGAAGTTAAAGATGATGAGAGTGAGAAGGAAGAGGAGAAAAATTCTAGTAAAAGATCTTTAAAAAATAAATTTAAAGGTGCAGGAACTTTTATATCTAGCTCTATTTCGGATATAAGCAAAAAAGTAAATTCTAATAAAAGTGATATGTTTGCAACTTTATTCTTAGCTGTAGGAAGTATATGGGAAATAATTCAGGATCTTTTAGGATCTATTGCAGATGCCGGAGGTTTTATTCCTTGGATCAAAGATAATATAGGAACTTTTTGGAATAATTTTCAGGAGCTAGTTGATAAAGAATACGGAGGATGGCCTCAATTTATATGGGCTCAAATAAAAGAAACTGCAGAGATGGTGCTTTGGATAGCAGATAAGGTAGGCGAGTTTTTATTTGGTACTACCTGGAAAAAATCATTAGAATGGTGGAAATTAAAATTTGGATTGTTAGAAGCTTGGTGGGATAATTACGGTCAACAACTTTCCGATTGGTGGAAATACGTTCAAGATATCGGTATTACGAAATACATATTAGAAATTATTAAGAACTCAATAAATGATGTTGCTAAAATGATTTTAGGAGACAGTGCTGTCTCTGAAATGATCGATTGGTGGAATGAAGTAAATGACTCTGGCGGATTTTTAGAGTATTTGACTATTAAAATCCAAAGATGGTGGGAGGATTTTATTATAGAATCCTCAATGTATGATTGGTTAAAAGAAGCACTACTGGGCGGAAGATCTATAAAAGATATTCAAATAGCTAGAGCCGAGCAAGATAAACTGATTTTACAGCGAAAAGAATCAAGATTAGAAGAAGATAAAAAAGAAGAAGAAGCTAGACAAAAAGCTTTAAATGATTATAACGAGAGAAGAAAAAGCACAAAAAGTCAATATAATAAAGAAAAACTAGGAATTTATAAACAATATTCTAAAAATATGTCTAAAATAGAACATAAGCATAAAAAGTATATTAATACTAGTCAGAATCTTATTAAACCTACTAAAGAAAAAAATAGATTCACATACATTGGTAATAATTCTCAATCGTGGATGAAGGTTATAACATCACAATATGGAGTATCTGAATCTGTTCGAAATGGAGAAGGACATTCAGGTGTAGATTTTAGAGCTAAAAAAGGAGATCCTATTACTTCAATTACTGAAGGTGTAGTTGATAGCATTCAACCACACGATAAGAGAGGAGGCTTAGTTCTTTCTATAAAAGGAAAAGACGGAGTTAGAACTCTATATATGCATCTTAGTAAAGTTTTAGTCAAGGTCGGTGATAGGATTTCTAGAGGACAAGTAATAGCTAAAGCAGGAAATTCACCAGGTAAGACTCCAGACGGAAGAGTTATGACTTCTCATATTCATATTTCTGTTAAAAAGAATGGAAAAACAATGGACCCTTTAACATATTTCAATAGTCTAAAATATGAAAATAATGAAACTTTAGTGAAAAATGAGATGAAAACTAAAAACGTATCTATTAAAGGTGCTAAAAAGGTAAATAATGAAGTCGTTGCGGATAATGCTAACGTAAGCAAAGCAATTCATCAACTTAATAAGAAGATAGATGAAGTTAAATCGAGTAAAGTAACTTCAACTATACACGAATCTATAAGAGAGGCATAAGATGGCTGAAAACACAAACCCAAAACCTGAATCAGATAAAATAGAGGTAATAAAATATCCTGAAGATCTATCTCCTAATAGATTTATAAGTTTAGAATTTTTCGATCCTGCTAATATTCAAAATATATCTAATCTATTAGAGGCTATGAAGAAAGCAGGTATAAGTCTTTTTAGTACTGCGGATGGAAAAAATAAATCTAATGTTGCCGAAGTAGCAAAAGCTTTTAGTAATGTGGGAGATAAAACCTCTAAAGTTATTAAGACTGCAGCTAATAATATTTTAAGTGGAGAAAGAAGCGCTTTTAAAGAAAAAGTCTTAAAAGGTATTTTATATTTACCTTTACCTAATTCTTTGAACGATACTTCTCAAAATAGGTATCAAGAAAGTTCGGGAGCCATTTCCTCTTTGGTAACTAAAATAAATAGTAGTTCGGTATCAAATTCATTTAATGAAATTTCCAATAGTGTAGGTGCTAAAAATATAATTTTTAATTCTGACCTAAATCAGGTCTATAAAGGTTCTAATTTAAGGACTCTAAGCTTGTCTTGGATGCTTATACCTCAAAACGTTAAAGAAAGAAATAACGTTATTAGAATGATTAAAATGATTAAAAAATACTCTAGTCCAGATGCTAGCATCTCTAGGTTATTTTTGATGCAACCTTCTCTGGTTAATGTGGTTTTAAGTAATCCTACATTGAATGATATACAGAGATATCATAATATGGCTATTAACAGCGTAAGCATAGAATTTGGTTCTGGTGGAAATATGGAGATGTTTTATGATGGAATGATTAAAGAAATAACACTTAGCATTTCACTAGTAGAACTTAAAATTAATACTAAGCAAGATTGGTCTGATGATAAAAAATCTCAATTAGAAAAAAGCAAATATGAGAAAGAATCTTATGATACTCAAAAGAAAATAAGAGAATTAGGATATTAAAATGATTAATAAAGTTTACACATACGATACTTTTGATAGGTATGATTATAACGTGAAAGATTATACTAGTAGATATTATGGATATCTTAGCAAATATCTTCAACAATATCCTGAATATTTTTTCTCTTATAACGTCGAAGATGATGAAAAAATGGAAAATATTTCATATAAATTTTATAAAAGCGTAGATTATGCTGATCTAATTTTAGCTATAAATGAAGATGTGTTTTTGTGGAATGTTCCTTATAATCAAGATGTTAATAATAATCAAGCAGAATTATTAATTAAGATACTATTAAATTCAGCCGATTTATTAGGTATTAATACTGTAGAGAAAGAAAAAATAGAAAAATTAGCTAAAGACGGTATTGAAGAGGGTAACAGTTTAAAAAGAAATATATTGCTACCTCGTCCCGAATATCTTTCTACAGTTATATCACTGATTGAAAAATATAGAGATAAATATAACTTAAATAAAAAATTGACTGAAGATGAAGCAAGAAAACTATCTGATGAGGTTATATAATGATAGATGAATTTTCAGCTAACGGATTTGATCTTACGCCCGAAATAGATAATTTTAACGGATATGAAGAATTTAAAATCTATGTGAATGGATTGGAAATTAGAGAATTTGAAATAATAGATTTTCAAATGAATTATGGAAAAGAGGAAAGAGGGTTTCTATCTTTTGTAGATAACTTAGGAATAGTGGAATTAGCTCCTCTAACTTTTGGTGTTTTAGAAATTCTTCTTATAGATAAATTAAAATCTAAACAATCTAAAAAATACGTAATAACTAAAGCAGAAACTATTAGAGCTAAGAGTAATATTATTAATATCGATTTAGAATTTGAAGAGATGGATACATATAAATTAAAAAACTCATACGTATCTAAATCTTTTAAAAACTCTTCTATTTTAGAAATTCTGGAAAAAATATTTCAAGAATTAGAAATAGAAGCAGAATTTAATAATAAAGACAAATCTTTAAAATATGAATATTTTGTAACTCCTGGAAATATATCGGTCTATGATTTTATATCTGCTCAATCTAAGATATCTGATTTTGATTTTTTTGTAGATCGAATGGGTTGGGTTTTTGCTCCTAGAGATGATTTCGATTTTTCCGAAATTAAATTATTACCGGAAGATGCTTTTAGCTTTACAAATAAAAAACCGTTCTGGAAGATTTTAGAATATAAAGGTAAAATATCCAATATCACAGAATTAAGAAAATGTGTAAATTCTTCTTTAACTAATCCAAATATTAAAGATTTAAAATATGATTCTAATGAAATTACAATTAAAGAATTATACAACTCTCAAAAACTAAACGGTCATTCTGGTATTTCCGAAAAAGAGATTCCAGATATATTAAATAATATTGGTAAAAAACAGATAAATCATACCTTCCATACGCCTATATTAGGTGATGACGAAGACTTTAGGGAACACATAAAGAAAACTCAAGATATAAGTGTAGCAGTTCAGGGCGTGTTAGGTATTAGAATGTATGGTGCTATTAGATTAGATATTCCTAGAGCTAAAGTTCTAAAAGATAATTCTTTAGATTCCGTATTTAGTGGTAAATTTGTGGTATATAAAGTCATTGATAAAATAATGTCGGGTAGATATTTCCAAATATTACATTTAAGATCTTCAGATTTTGGAGAACAAAAATTTTAAAGATTAATATAAATATTGAAAAATAGAGGATGGATATGAAATTATATGAATGTGTAGTAGAAGATAATAAAGATCCTGACTACCTTGGAAGAGTAAAGTTAAGAGTCTTAGGTGTTCATAATCCTAAATTAAAAGATGTTAAAACTGAAGAATTGCCTTGGAGTAGATGTCTTCATCCTTTAGATCAAGGAAATACTTTTGGTACTTCTACTAATATTAAAGTAGGTACTTGGGGATGGTGTTTTTCCTTAAATGAATCTGATACTGAATTTTTATTCATCGGAACATCTAAAGGTATTTTTAATTCTGTAACTACTAAAGATATCGATGGTGATGAAATAGGATTCAAGGATCCTTCAGGTCAGTTTCCTATTAGAAAAGGAATACCTGATAATCCTTTAATGTACGGTAAAAAACTCAATCCTGATATTACAAGAGACAGAGTAAAAGTAGATTCTTTTTCAGAGCAAAAAGATACGGCTGACAAGGCTACATATCCTAATAATAAAGTTTACGAAGATTATGAAGGAAATATAGTAGAGATTGATGGTACTAAAGGTAATCCTAGAATTAGAATTCAACATTCATCAGGAGCCAGAGTGGAAATTTCTACTAAGGGTGATATAACTATACAGGCTTCAGATAAAGGAAACTTATGGGTAGAAACTCCTGGATTATTTGCTTTAGGTGCTGATGGTAATATAATATTTGAAGGAGACTTTAAAGTAGTAGGAAGTATTGAATGTACTGGAGATATCTCGGATAAGATGGGAACTCTTGATTCATTGAGACAACAGCATGATGCAAATGTATCTACTTTTAACTCACATACTCATTTATATAAACCTGGTTCAGGCGATCCTACTCCTACTGTAATACCTAATTCTCCAGAAACTCCGGATCCTAAGACTAAATTCGTGTGGACAGGGACTCCTTTATAAATATATAAATTAAGGAGCATAAATGATAAATAATAAATATGTAGATATATCTTCTCCGAAAAATTCTTACGGCTCCGTGTATTACGAAAGAGATTATGATATAGATGCTATCAATAATTCCATAATGAATTTATTTTCTATAGAACTTGGAGAGGTTCCTGGAAAGCCTTGGTTAGGTAATCCTCTTTCTTTTTACTTATTTGATAATATAGGATATTTCGAACAAAGATCTATAGAAATCTCTATTAGAAATACTCTTAGTTTATATGAACCTAGAGTGGAAATAGACTATGTTTATGTAAAAATGGAAGACGATACTAATTCTATGGAAATTAATATCGGTTATTATACACTGTTAGGTAGTCAGGAAGTTTTTGAAGATTTAAAATTTAAATATTCACATAATAATATGACATCAATAGCTCAAAGAATATAAAGGAAAAATATGGCTAACGATTTTACTAGTGATTCAGGTACTTTACAAGAAATTATACCGTTCACTTATGATGAGATTGAACAAAAAGTAAAAGAAATTTTAATATCTAAAGGTTTTAAAGATATAAATTATCCTGGATCTAATATTAGTCAAATCTCTGATATTATGATATATTTAGTACACGTATTAAATACTAATACGGCTATAAATTTACAAGAAGTTTTACTACCTCTAGCCACTAAAAAATCTAATGTATTATTTTCCGCTAGACATTTAGGTTATGAAGCTAAAAGAAAAACATCTTATAGATATAACTTAAAAATTAATTTTAAAAAGAAAGAAAATATATCTGATACTCAATCTTATAATTTCGTTTTAAATAAGTATACAAAATTTACAAGCAATGGTAATGATTATTATTACTTAGGTGATCCTATTATTGTAGAAGGTATTACTAATCAAAATAGATTTGATAAGTCTTTTACAATAGAAGTAAAAGAAGGTACACTACACAAATACGAAGATGAAGAATTATTAAATATTAGAGCATATTCGGAAATAACAGATTCTGGAGCATTTACAAAACAAAACTATATGATACCTTATAGAGATGTAGAAGAAGACGGTATTGAATTATTTTTAACTTATATTGATGATTATGGTACTCTTATTGAAAAAGAAAAATGGGAGAGATATGATTCAATAATGATTGATAGTTCTTTCAGAGAAGTTCAAAAGAAATTTATTACATTAGAAAATATCTTTTTAGAGATGCCTTCTGTATTTTTTGAAATAGGAGGGATAGGTAATCCTGTAAGAATTAATACTTTAATACAAGCTAACGTATTAGTTTCAAAAGGAAGTAAAGGTGAAGCCGGAGAAAATTTTGAAACAGAGGAAGCATTAAAAAATCAAATATCCGTTTATATGGAAGATATCGTACATTATGGTACTGAGTCTGAATCTATAGAAGAAATAAAAGAAAATGCTATGATATACCACAATAGTGCTAATAGAGCAATTACTGCACTAGATTATAAGGCTATTGTTAAAAATCATGAATCTGTAAGATACGGTACTGTATGGGGGTCAGAAGAAGAACATTATGATGCTTTTCTACCTGGTAATATTTTATTTAGTTTATTTCCACAAAGAACTATTAGAAATCTAATTCCTACAGACGTAAATAAAGATTATAATAATAAAGATGAGTATGACGCTTACAAATTTCAATTTGATCTTCAATATATGCCTAGAAGACCTGTAATAAATTTTTTAGCAGATCCTACTACTAATCCTATTACAAGACCTATAAATTATATTCCTAGACCTGTAGGATATATAGATAAACCTGATGGATGGGATGATTATGCTAGTGGTGGTGTTTTACCTCCTCCTCCAGAAGTAAGTCCAAATCCTGGAGAAAAACCAGCTATTCAATATCCTCCAGAAAGAGCTAATTATTTTGCTGATCCTACCGCAGGCGGAGGAGTTCAAGATCAACTTCCGAGTAACTGGATAGAAAATCCTAACATTTCAGGAACTTTCGACGGAATTAATCCTGAACCAGGTTTAGAATTAATACAAGACGAAACTTTTGTTAAAATATTTAATGATTACATTAAAACTATAAATTCTGCAAATGCTGCGATTTATATTAATAATGATCAGGCTTGGTATGATGATGAAGAAACTCACGGTTTAGATGATAATGCTGCAGGTGGTTCATTTGGAGGAAATGCAGGAGAAGGTACATTATATAAAAAATGGTTACAAAAACCTGAAGTTATAGAGTATATAACTTGGTTAAAAGAAGACTACCTTTATAGAACGTCTCTAGCTGAATATACTAAATGGGAAAGTAATAGAAACGAATTTCAAGAATATTTAGAATTTTTAAATTCTGAAGATGGTATTGAATATATTACTTGGTTCAATTCATTAGATTTTAATCAACAACAAGATGTTTTAAATTATGAAGATTACCTGGACAGTGTAGATAGATATAATGAAAATAAAAAAGAACAAGACTCACTATTAGATAACTGGTACTTAAGAGATGATGAAATTTACAAAAATCAGAATACTAAAATAGGTGAGGATGACGGCTCTATATTTTCTTCTTTAGAAAAATATAGAGTCATGACTATGAATCATGTTTATAGACAACCTGTATACTGTAATTTCGATTTTAAGGTAAGAGTTATTAATTATGAATTAGGTAAAGAAATAGCAGAAACTAATCAAGCTATTTTCGATACTATTAATAATTACTTTAAAAATTATATAGAAAAATTAGATGTAGAGTATTATTCATCTAACCTTAAAAGAAGAGTGGATGAGATAGTAGGTGATTCTACAGGTGTAGAAATTGATCTAACGACAGATCTAAGCTTGCATAGAATAATGTATGATCCATTTACATCGTTATTGTATTCTCAAAATATGAATAAAATAATAACTAAGTTAGCTTTTCCTTTTGAAAATATGTTTAGTAACGGATTAGATTTTGATGGCTATAAGGTTCTACCAAACATTGATACTGATAATTTCATTTTAGGAAAAACAAAATTCATCGTCGAGGAACCTACAGAATCTGTTACTCTAGGAAGCGGTACAAGTATATCTCTTAATGTTGGCGAGGTAGTAATGGTTCAAGATGGATCTGTATATAAGTATTATAAAACTCTAAGTGACAGACCTTCCATATCCATAGATACTGAAAATTTTGAAGATGATTCTAAGTGGATAGATTTAAATGATGAAATAGATATTATTAGAAGAGATACCGTAAAAGTTCTTAGAAAAGGCTCTTCAGATTATGAATACTTATACGTAAATGAGGATATGATTAAGGTTAATCTATATTACGTATTAGATAGCATAAATGGAGGATATGATTCTTCAAAATGGGAAACTGAATTCAGTTTTAAAGATGTTAATGATGACCCTATTCTATTAAAACCTTTAAATTTATATGTAAAGAAAAATGTAGATGGTGATTATGATGTACCTAGTACTTTTAGGACGGTAGATAAAGAAATAGAGATTCCTATTTATATAGGTGATGTTAATGATTCGTTAATACCTGATATAGAAGTAGGAAAATATATCATTAGAAACGGAAGATATCAACACATAGAAGTACACCTAGAGTTCGAAGATGAGGTTTCTGAAGGTGTAGTTATAGGTAATGAAAAAATTCCAGCAAATCTTACTTTTACAGATTATGGATTTGGATATCTAAATTTAGCATATCCTAATGAGGTTGAGGTTAGTTCAGATAACATGCCTTTTACTGCTAATACTATGCCTAGATTAAGACAAGTAAAATTTTTATAGGAGATTTGAATGAATGATATTGTCGGTGTATCAGGTGATTACACACTCAATTCAATAAGAATTAAAGAAGATAAAGTTTTTAGAAGCGTAGTAGAAGCTATTACGCCTGAAAAAATATTTAAAGAAAATAAAGAATTAATTGATGCTTTTGTAGATATCCTAGTAGAAGAATCTCCTATATCTATTAATATAATGGATATATTTAATAAAGATAAAAGCATAGAGAGTTTAGATGCCGTTCAGAAACAATTTGCAGAGGTTTATTTAAACAATTTTTATACAGTTTGGAATAAAGCCAAAACTGATTTTAGATTAAAAAATAAAATAGATAATCTTCTTAAAAAATATTCTAGTATAGGTATAGAAATAGATAGAAAAAAATCTTTTGTAAACTTTTTCGAAAATGAAGAAGAGATGTATACTTCTGATAGATATATGATGGCTAAAACCTTTAATGAAAAAAAAGGTACTGAAGTAGCTATTGAATACGCTTATAAGTTAGCTTGGTTATCAGGAATCGAAGGACCTCTTAGAGATGCTTATTTTTTCGATATACAATCTCAAGCTTGTCTAGGGCTTTCTGAAGGATTTATTATCTGTGGAGATTCATTATCAGATCCTCTACCACCAGAACCTACACAAGAAGAGAAAGATTTATTTCCTACTATCTGGCCTCTTCCGGACGAAACTCCTATTCTGTGTAGCGATGCTTCTGCTTCTAGAATAGGAACTTTTACTATTTCTGATACGGTATCTCACGATTCTTGTACTAAATTTACATATCAAATAGAAGGATCTTTGTTTCCTGAGTTTTTTGAAGCTTTTGTTATTCCTTTAGCTCATCCTATAGGATTTAATTACATCTATAGAAAAATTACTTCTATGGCTTTTGAAGATTATTTTAATTTAGAATATATTTACAGATGTGATGAAATTGGAGTAAGAAGTCTTTGTGTTGATGGAGATTGTACAGATACTTTAACTGAAATTTACGGAGTTAGAGCTATTTATGATGATGATGGTAAAATTATTTCTGCTGGAGGAGGAATATCTAAATCTCAATTAAAACATATTGAAAAAGGTATAATGATACAAGGTACGTATGCTAATTGGGATTATGAAAAATATATATTTGATAACGATAATTATTTAATACAATACACTTATGCTCCTCCTCTTGGAAAGGTAGAACAAGTTATAAAATATTACGATATCAACCTAAATAGATCTTATAATTATGTTAAAAATCCTTCATTTGATGAGTGGTATGATTGGCAGATGAAGGAAAATACACATTGGACTATATCTGATGGTAAGGCTTCATTTAATAGTTATGTAGAAGGTGGTATGATTAGGTCTAATAATTCCTTGAATGAAAATCAAGAAGATTGGTATTATTTTGATTTTCCTGGTGGCGTGATAGATATATTCATGTATGGAGTAGATATGTTCGATACATATTTATTTTTATTTCCTATATCTGAAGAAGACAATCTAAATAACGGTAACTATAATAATTCTATATTAATGAATGACGACTACGGTAATTATTCAGATGCTAGGCTAGTAGGTAATATACCTTCAGGTAAATATATATTAATAGCAACAGGGTATGTAGATATGGATGCTTCTGATGAAGCAGGATATACGATTTATCAATCAGGTGTATATGAATTAGCTCTCGGGTACGATATAGGTAACGTGTATAATATGCCTTCTTATGCTAGATTTTTAACTAGCGATGAAATACGAACAACGTTTTGGCCTGTACTTGAAAGTGACTATGATATACTTTCTCAACCTATATCTTTAGAAAAAGATAAAAAATATGAAATAATATTAAAAATATCTGGTCTATCTCATGAAGATAAGGTAACTTTTAGAATAAATGAGAGAAAAGTATACGACGATAACGGTTTAGTTACTGATGTAGTATATGATGAGTGGTTACTAACAGAAAATATAGAATATAATTTAGGATATACAGGATATGGTGGAGAAGAGATTAAAATATTCGCTTCAAATATAATATCTACAAATTTTAAATTAGAATATGTCAATATTTTTATAAATGAACCTAGTAAAACTTATAACAACGATATAGATCAAAGTGATATATATATAATTAATCTAGATAATCCTATATTAAACTTATTTACTCATGATGAAATGATTATTAAAACTGAGATATCTCTTAATGAGGATATGAATGAGTTATATTATAATCACATATCTGATGAAGATAAATATCCTATCATAGGTAAAAATATGATAATAAATGAATATCATTATGGTAGAGCAGATGTTGAAACGTCAGGATATGAACAGATAGTTGATGTTGTAAAACATATGACTGTAGATTATTTTATGCCAACATTAGGTGCAGGTACTATTAGAACTAGATATGAGGCTACTAGAGATCTTGGATTAAGAGATTTGCTTTATGAGGATTTTACAGATACTAATAATTGGAGAATATTAGTTAATAATATCAATTATAAATTAGATATTGATGAAGGTATTACTAGTGAAGGCGCTTTTAGAATAGGAGATAAAAATTCTAATCCAACAGGTTTAGTTATTCCTAAAGGTTCAGATGATACTACATATATGGTAGAAGAGTTAAGTATAGAAAGAGATTTCGAGGCTGAGTGGATCCAAGGTATAGATGATATATCATTTGCTAATCCATCTAAATGGTTTATGACGTCTGATTGGAGAATAGAAGAATTCTTCAATACTGAATCTAATTATGCCGAAATAAAACCAAGGAATACTATACAAACTACAGGTAGTGAACAATTAGTAGATGTTCAAGTTGGTACTCTTATAGAGTATATAGAGTCTGTTCAAGGACCGGATACAGATAATACATCACCTTTTGGACATAAATATCATACTTACGAATCTCTAGAAAATAGAGGTATTATAGATATTAATAAGGAAGATTTTATATCTTCTCCTAAATGGAAAAAATATAGGAGAACCGTTGATTCATATTTATCTAGAGAGATAGATACGGACACTATTCTCAATGATGAAATAATAAAACTAACTACACTGATAGACTTTCAATATGATTATAACGATATTGATAACTGGATAGAACTTACTATAGGTCAAGAAGGTGATATAACGTATAGATACAAAGAAGATGAAGATTTCTGGACAACTATCAACATAGGAAATTTAGTTACTTATCAAAAATATAAAAATGGAATTTTAGTATCTGAAAATCAATACGAATCTGTCTTAGATAGAGGTGAGATTAATTTAAAAGATGAGGATTTCACAGATTCTAATAATTGGACTTTGATGCCAAATGCGGATAATGTACCAGATTATACGTATAAATCTAATGATAATAATTACGTGACTGATGTTAGCGTAGGAATGACTGTTGATGTTATTCAAGATAATTACTGGTCAAATAGAGAGAGAAGAAGATACATTTCTAAAACGGATAGAAACTCTATAAATTTAGCTTGGGAGGATTTTTCAGATGAAAATTTATGGACTGAAGAAGAAGTAAACAATCCTATAAGGATATCCAATAGTACTCAAATAGAGTGGGGTGGAAAATATAAAATAGGTGATAAAATATATTTTACTGCTTCTCCTACTTTTAGAGGCAAAGTTACATATTTTGATGTAAAAGTTTTTAATAAAAAAATATAAATACTCTAATTAAAGGAAGAAAATGAAAATAGAAGATTTAGCTAATAAGCCTACTGAAGGATATTTTAAATTAGAATGTTTGAATGAAAAAGGCGAAGTTATTGACGTTTTTGAACAGAAAAATATGATTATGTTCAACTCTAAACCTTCAGTAGCCAATTCAACTGTAGGAGCATACCCTCCTGTAGATTATATTAATAAAATAGTTTTAGGTGATAGAGGTCACGACGTAGGAACAGGAAACTTATTAATAGGTAGAGATTTCGGATACCAAAGAGAAAAACTTTTTGCTGAGGAAGAATTAGGAAATACTTACGTTATAGTATTTAATTCTTTAATAAAAGATGGAGAAGGATTTATAAGCGATATCCAATACGAAGCATATCACGAAGGAATTGCTACTAAATCTGTAGTCACTACTAACAGAGCTAGAGTATGGGCTAAAATAATTAATGTAAGTACTATAGAATATCAAATAGAAATAGATCCGGCTAATGCTAACGGACCTGATGGAGTTCAAGCATGGACTGAAGCTGCTCTATTTACTAAGAGAGACGAATCTTCAGAATATGAATCAGGTACAGCACCGATCGGAACACCTAAAAACGGAAAAATATTCGCTATGAGAACTTTTCCAGCAAAAATTAAAGAACCTACAACTACGTTTAGAATAACGTGGCGAATTACATTCTAAGGAGAATAAATGGCAAGAACTACACTACAACAATTTGTTGATTATTATGAAGTAAGAAACGGTTATATGGGCTCTAAAGATGCTCTTAATAAAGCAGTACACCAAGCAAAATTAGAACTTAACGAATTATGGAATTGGGCTTCCGGAGGACAAGATACTATCAATCTTCCTGATGGTGGGATAAACGCATATATTATTAACGATAACAAATATAATGATATTGTAGGAGATCCTTCTAAATTAGCTAGATCCGCACAATGGTGTCAGGTAAACTTATTTGATACTACGGCTGAACAAGGTAAAACAGATCGAGAAAGAGGTTGGAGTTCGGCTACAACTTGGAAGGTTATTACAGGTGTCTCGGATATGGGAGATACTAAATATAACGGAGGCACTTGGTAGGATTTTTAAAGCTCTTTGAGCTTTAATCTACCATTTCCATATAGTTAAATTCTAAAGAAACTAACATAGATATAGAATTATCTTCACTATCTCTAATATCCATTTCCACGTCACCAATAGATTGAACTCTACAATCCCTAAACCAAAATTTTTTAATTGATTTTTTATTTAAATTATCATAAACTTCTAACCATACATCAAAAGATTTTTTATTAGAGAATTTACCCTCCTTAACATTTATAGTTTCTATGAAATTATTGAATATTTCATCATATACGTTCCAATCTCTATCTATTAAAATGTCTAAATTCAAAGTAGAGAATTCTACAGTATCTCCACCTAATTTTTCTCTCACTCCACTTCTTGTACCTAATTGAGGATTGCTAAAAGATAAACCCGGTATATTGAACGATTGTGCTAGATAAAAAACATTTTTCAATACGTTAGAACCCCATCTAAGATCCGTTGAAGTAGATAGAGAATTATTAAATTGACTCATAATGAACCTTTTTATTTTATTTATATGTCTGTATTATATATTATTAATTCCGAATTGATACTTTTCAATAACTCTAAAATAATTAAAAATATAAAAAATATAATATTAATAAATTAATTTTGATCCTTATAAACAATTTTATTAAAATAAGAAAACTTATTTTCTAAAATCACCATATACATCTCTATAATTTTGATATGATGATAATAATTTTCTAAAATTCAATATAATTTCATCATTTTTACCGTTTTTATCTGCAGATAATATCATAAGTTTCACTCCATTTAAAATATCATCGTTTGTTGTTGCTTTCAATATTTCTATCATATTATTAAGAAAAGTTATTTCGTCTTTGGATTTTTCCGCTTTTAATAAAATATTTTCAATTTTATTAAAATTTGTCTTTGATTCGTTAAATAATTCTGTAAATTTCATTATTATACTTCCTTTAGTTTTTTTAAGTTGCTTTTCTAATTTAACAATTTGTAGTTTATATAAAATATTCATGCTTTTTATTTAAATCTCTAACTAATTATTTATAAATCTAAATATTCTAATTAGTTTACTACTTCTACATTCCAGCTTTTAATAAATTTCTTAAACTTAGCAGGAAGTTCAATCATAATATCATCTAATCAACTCCAATCTTTATCTTTTAAACCAAATTGTTTTGAAGAGTTTAAGAAATAGAAAAAATCATCTTGCTCTTGCTCTCCACCATCCGAGTACGCATCAATTAATTCAGAAACATCAACCTTAATGTTTTTTCCTTCTGTAGAATATCTTTTAAACGCTTTTATTTATTTATTTATCTCCCTTTATATTATTTATATGTCTGCATTATATATTATTAAGCTTAATTTAAGGTTAAATTAAGTAATTTCATATATAATAAATTATATAATATGAAATAAGGAAACGTAATGATAGATAAAACCTCTATCGAGGAATTAGAAAAAGATTTAGAAAAAAGATTAAATAGCTATCTACCTGAACCTATCATAAATTCAGAATTAATACTTTTCAACAACTCTAAAATAATCAAAAATATAAGAAAATATAATATTAATAAATTAATGAAGAATTCTACACCGTACGGTTTAATAAATGCTTCTAAAAATGAAAAAAAGATACCTACGGAAAAACTACCAAATTTATATACTAAATTTACTTTTTTAAAATCTATTCCTAAATATAATGATGAATATATACAAGAAATAGAGAATTTGAGAGATGAGTATAGTGACTTAGAAAGATCTATAGAAAAAGGTTTACAAAAGAAAAAAAGATATATTAGAGATAGAATAAAAGATTTAAGCTCTGCTACTTTCATTTATAGAGATCCTAATATTTTTGGAGAGATGGTTTTGATAATTATTAATAATATACTTACTAGGCCTAACTTTTCAGGATATTCGTATAAGAATGAAATGAAATCTTTAGCCATAGAACATATTTTAAAATATACTTGGAGATTTGCTCCGTATAAACAATCTAAAATTTCCGGACAATATGTATCAGCATTTACGTACATTAGTACTATTTCTTTTAATGCTTTCGTAGCAACTATCAATTCTCAAAATAAAGAATCTAAAAAATCTAAAGATGATTTTTTAGAAACTCAAAAATTTAAATACTCTACAGTAAAATCTTCAAAAATAATTCCAGACCATTCAGAAATAGGAAAGAAAGTTAAATTAGTAAATATTAAAAACAAATTAATAGACGAAATTAAAAAGATTTCTCTGGATCAAAAAGATATATTAGTAGAATATCCTAAAAATTATAGAGTAGATATGAAAGAATATAAATCAATCACAGAATTTTCTAAAGAAAACGATTTAAATTTAAGTTTAGTTAGAGAGAGATAATGGAAAGTAACGATTTTTTAAAATTATTTAATGATATTAGTAAAATGGAAGGAAATAGCCTATTAGAAAAAATTCTAGACTATTGTGAAACATTCAATAAAGACGTTCAAGAAATAGGTGATATTTTAGAAGAAAATAAAGAATTCAAACAATTATTATATGACGATTGTGTCAATAATAACATAATTAATGATCCTAAATATAAAAAGATATTAAATAGAACGGAAAATATCGAGGAATGGTAGGTTATTTTATTTGATCTTAAGTCTTATTATACTATAATATATTATATAAAGAGAAAAGGATAGAAAGATGAAAATGAGATTTAACAATACTGAATATTATGATTTCATATATGGTGAAGATTTTGATGTTAGTGAGTGTGAGATAACTTCATTAGAAGGTGCTCCAGAGAAAATCGGTGGAAGTTTTTATTGTTCAGATAACTTGATATCTTCATTAGAAGGATATCCGTATTGTTCCGAAGATATTGATTCAGATTTCAACGAAAACGAGAGCAATTAATATTTTAAATCTAAAATCAATCAATATTTTGTTTGATTTTATAATATATAAAGAGAAAAGGATAGAAAGATGAAAGGTATATTAAAAAATTCAATTAAAGAGCAAGCTTCGGACATTATAGAAGATATGTATTTATTATCTAAAAAAGAATATAATGAAGAAGAATTTAAAGAATTAATGAATTCAAAATTAGAACAATTTTTAGATTTTTATAATTTTAGAATAATCGAATATGCGGATAAATTACATAAAGAAAAGTTTGGAGATAAAAATTGATAACGTGGACTCAACAATATAGAATAATCTCTAATGTTTTTAAATCTTTCCATATTGGTAAAAAAGTAAATGAAGAAAATCCTTTTACACAAAAAGAATTAGAAAGAAATAAATTATTTTTAAATCCTAATAAGTTTCAAAATTACACCTTATCTAATTTCAAAATTCTTATAATTTATGAAATGTGGAAAAATATGCCTTCTTCTAAAATTTCTTTTCTCAAAATTTTAAATTCTTTAAAAGAAGAAGATATTATGGAATTTAGAAAATTTAAAGGAGATATAGAAAGTTATCATTACATTTTTAAAAAAGATACAGATACTCTTAAGACTATAGATATAGAACCTTATGAAGCGTATAAGAAAAAATTAATACATCCTCTTACTTTAGGTTCTTTAAATATTTCTAAAAATTCGGTAGGAATAATTGGAAAAAAAGATGTATCTAAATCTAAAGTTCTTAGATCTTTTTTTAATTTTTAATTAAGATTTATATAATATAATTTTACTATAGGAGAATGAATGCAAAAGACACCGATTTCTAAAAATGAAAATGAGAAAATATTTGTAGAAAGATATAGACCTAAAACTATAAAAGATATAGTTTTACCGAAAGAAATGAAAGAATCTCTTTTAGAATGGAAAAAAGAAGGTCAAATTCCTAACTTATTATTAATATCTAAAACTCCTGGATTAGGAAAAACATCATTAGCTCATGTTATAGCTAACGAATTAGATGCCGAGATTAAATTTATCAATGCGTCTTTAGAAAGCAATATTGATTTATTAAGAGAATCTATTAAAGGGTTTGTAACTACTGCAGGATGGGATAATAGACCTAAAATTGTAGTTCTTGACGAAGCGGACGGACTTAATGAAAGAACTACTCAACCTGCTCTTAGAGCCTTTATTGAAGAATTCTCTAAAAGTGCTAGGTTTATATTAACAGCAAACAATAAAAACAAAATTATAGAACCTTTACAAGATAGGTTAATGGATTATGATTTTGATAAAATGTTCAATGAAAATAAAACTCTTATTAAAGATATCTATTTAAGATGCGAATCTATTTTAGAAGAAGAAAATATCGAACATAATAAAGAAGATTTAAAATATTTAGTTAAACATTATTTTCCTTCTCAAAGAAGTATCATAATGAAACTTCAACAATTTACTACTAATGGTATTTTAAAAATTAACCGTTCTGAAATGAATATTGATGGCGTTTTAGCTGATATTAGAAAATTAGTTGTATCGAAAGATTTTGAAAAGATTAGAGAATTGATAACTGAAATTTCAGATCCTTCATTAATATTTTCTAATTTTTACGATCATTTAGATGAGTTTGAAAAATCTAAAAGGCCCGGAGTAGTTTTAACATTAGCTAAATATCAATCTTATGATAGTTTAGTAAGAGATAGAGTTATCAATGTTATGGCATGTCTAACAGAAATGATGCAATTTTTATAAAGGAGAAATTAATGAATTTACCAATAGGTATTGATGTGGGATATAGTTCTACAAAAGTTAGATATAATGAAAAGAATGTGAGGTTTCCAACAGCCATTTGTTTTGCTACAGATGTAGGTACGTCCTTCGGAGAAGAGGATGTGTATGAATTTGAAGGTGATAAATATTACGTAGGAAAGGATGCTGTAGGTCAGGAAACTTTTAGTACTACTGATTATAAATTCTTATATAAGTTTGCTCCTTTAATAATTTATCACATTCTTAAAAAGTTTGATGAACATAATCTATCTAAACCTGTAGAGGTAGTAACAGGTTTAGCTATTACTGATTGGGATAAGAGAGAAGAATTTAAAGAAAGAATTTCTAATTTTGAAATTAATGGTGAATCGGTAGAATTAAAAGTATCATTAATTCCTCAAGGTGCGGGGGTAATTTTAGATTATGTGTATAATCAGAATGGTGGTAGTTTTCCTGAAAGAATCTCTGCTGTAGATATTGGTCATAATACTATTAATTTTTTAAGCTATAAAAACGGTAAACCTATTAGAAATGAGATTAATGGATATCCTGGTCATGGTGTGACTAGCATTCTTAAACCATTTACAAAATTTTTAGAAAATAAATTCTCTTTAAGTTTTTCAGAACAAGAAGCTATTGGAATTTTCCAAAAAGGTACTTTTAGATATAATGGTGAGTTACAAGAAGATGTAAGTGAAAAAATTACAGAAATTAAATCCCAATTTATTAAAAAACTATTTAATAGTGTTTTAGTTAATGATAAAAAGATTATGGGAATGAGTGATGTAGTTCTTCTAGCAGGCGGTGGTAGCCTTTTATTAGAAGATGTAAATTTCCCTTCGAACGTATTTAAGGTAGAAGAACCTGTATTTGCAAATGTTAGAGGATATATGGTAAGCAAAGAATAATTTATTAAAATTCTCTCCTAGTTTGCATTTAGGAATGCATTTAAGAGATGATAAGGATTAACATAAAAGGAAGCAAAATGGCAAAAAGCACGAACGTAGAATTAGATGATATTAGTTTGAATATTTTAAAACAAGTTGACGGAGTTCATAGAAATTCTTTAATCAATTTAGGAATCATTGCAATTTCTAAAACAGAATATTTTAAAAGCCTTACAGGTAATCCTTCAGAAGATATTTCTAAAATTGTAGATCTCAATGATGCGGTAAGCAATACAGATAATCTAAAAGAAGAAACTACTCCGCAAGGTCCTAATAAAAGAAGTAAACCTTCAATTGATATCGGATTTGATGATTTTTAAACAATCGGCCACTCTTCAAGAGTTTGGTAAAGAGTTTCGAGATGAAGCTTGCCGAAAATATTTTTAAGGAGGTAAGTGAGATGCTTACAACACAAGATTTAATGAAAGATTTGGAATGGTTATTTGATGTTCCTGCAGGTAAGGAACCAAGAAGATATCCGTTAACTAATATTAGTTACGACGACAATAAAGTTTTTGTAGACGTAGCCGTAGCTGGTTTTGGACCTGATGATATTGATATTGAATTAGAGGGAGATACTCTAATCATTACAGGTAAAAAATCTGAAGAAAAAGTTGATGAAGATCGTCAATTTGTTCAAAAACATATTAGTTCAGAATCTTTCGAAAGAAAAATCAAACTCCATCCTGACTTTGTAAGTGGAGATATTTCTGCTACTTATAAAAACGGAATTTTAGGAATTTCAATCACTAAGAAAGAAAAACCTAAAAAACTTATTTCTATTGTATCTGAATAGATTTTAGAGTCCTCTTCGGAGGACTTTATAAATTTATTTGTTTTTAAGTTAAATTATACTATAATATATTATATAAAGAGAAAAGGATAGAAAGATGAAAATTTATGGTTTCATAATATGGTTATTTGCGGTAGTATTATTAGTCACAATGAGTTATTTAGTGTTTGTAGGTTTAGCGTGGCTAATAATCTTAATGGTTCCTGTAGTTGGAACTTATGTGAATCCTTGGGCTTTAGGTGGTGCTTTTATGTTAATTAAAATCGTTTTAGGATAGAAAAATGAAAGTTATAGAAGATATAAGCACTCTAAAAAAATGGGAAGATAGAATAGAAGAAAGCGATTCATACATTCCTATTAGAACAACGGATATTATTGAAAAGTTAGGTTATGAAGTTTTAACAATTTATTCTTTTTCAAAAACGTATCACGGCGTCACTCTTTATGATGATGAAATTAATAGAATCCTAATAGAAAATAGCTATAAAAAAGAAAGAGCTTTTAGATTATCATTATATTCTAACGGTATGTTTATACCTTTAGGTCTTGAAAAAATCATTCATAGAGGTGAGCGAGCTAAAACGTTTTCAGAAATTGATAAAGTAGAACTGAGCGAAGCTATAAAATCTCGAAAAAATGCTATAGAAAAAATGAAAAAAGTTCCAGTATCAGAATTGGTTGAAAAAGAAATTATGAATGTCATATTCGGTAAAAGAGAAATTGATTTAAAAGAAGACGAAAATAATCTTAGAAGAGACAATTTGGCTGATTTTATCGAAGATGTTTTAGATATATACTCAACAGGCAATTATTTCATAATAAAAAAAGATAAAATTCGTAAAGGTAGAGCAAAGAGAAATATCAGTTATCTTTTATCTCTATCTACTAAATTATATAAATCCATATATAAAAATTATCCATTTATTTTTATTTAAGAAATATCATATATTATATATTATAAGGAGAATAGATGGATTTAAGTAGAGAAGATATTCTGAATGAATTATCAGTTTTATATCAATTAATTTCTAAGTTTAGATTAGGTGATGAGTTTAAAAAAGATGTGGAAGATATTCAAAACCAAATTAATGAACTGCAAGAAATGTTGACAGACCTAGAAAGGAAAAAAGATGAGCACTGATTATATGTTCGGAAATCCAGATGAATTAGATGAGGCTATTAAGAGAAACGAGAAAATAGCATTAGAACAAGGTGTAGATATGAAATCACCTTTTAGTTCTGTAGAGGTGAGTGATTCTACTAAAAATATTAGTGAAAACTCAAATGTAGAGGATAGATTATGGAAAATAATTTTTGACTTGATAGAGGAGATTAAATTTTTAAAAGGAGAAGAGAATGATTAATAAAGATGATAAAGTAAAAATTTACGAAGGTAATAAAGAGACCGGCGATTTAACAGGTCTTATTTTTGAAGTCAATATGGATGAATTGAAAAAATTTAATCGTAACTTTGAAAAATTTTATTATATTATAGAGGGTTTAGATATTAGAGACGAGAAATTTTTTGATAAAACTGTTAAAAAGTTAGATATGTCTAATCATTAATAAATTAATGAAGGAGAAAAGGTGGTTTTAGATGAGCTTTCTAAAAAATATTTTAAACTAGCTACTAAAAATAAGAAATCAGAATCACCTAGCAGAATCACATGTAATTGTATAATGTGTGGTGATAAGAAAAATAGATTATCTTTAAGTGCTGTTAATGATGAGGTTGGTGTTTGTCGCTGTTTTAATGCAGGTTGCGTTCTAAACGATCATGCGTTACCGTTTCCTGCCTTTTTAAAATTAGCTAATGTAACATTATATGAAAGATATAGAAGAGAAAAATTTAATAAAAATTTAAATAGCAACGATAATTTAAATAGCTTATTAGGTGACAAGAAAGACGAGAAAACTAAAAAAGCTGAACCTATTAAAGAAGAAAATATAAATCTTCCGGATGCTTTTGGTAAATTGGTATTATTGAAAGAAGTACCCAAGGCTAGAGAGTATGTTGAAAATAGGTGTGTTTCTGAAGAAATATATAAAAACTGGTATTTTTCTAAAGAAGCATTTATTAGTGTATTAGATAAAAAATATTTCGTTCTTAATTACTTATTCATACCTATTATACAAAATAATAAACTTTCAGGATTTTATACTCGTTCAATAGAAGAAAAGAGATTTAGTACTATTCTTTTTCCTAATAGAGAAAAGTTTTGGAGTTCTGACTCTATATTAACTAAAGAACACACCTATTATATCTTTGAAGGTATTTTTGACGCTTTAAGTTCCGGATTCGAACACGTAATAGCTATGTTATCGGCTGATCTTAGTGAAGAAGTTTTAGAAAAAATAGAAAAACCTATATTTGTATTCGATAATGATGAAACTGGTAGAAATAAATCCATTAAAGAGGTTGAAAATAACAATAGAGTTTTTATTTGGCCTAAAGAATGGGATGATTTTAAAGATATGAATGAGGTATTATGTTCGGGAATTTCTAGAGAAGATATTCAAAAGACTATCAATTCTAATATTTCTGAAGGTATGATAGCTATTGTTAAATTAAAATCTAAAAAAATTTAATAAGTACGTAAGTGTTTTTATTATATAATAATATATGAATAGGAGAGAAGATGAAGATAAAAATAAAAGATGAGATGAATGATATTCGTATTAAACTATCTCATAAAGAACTAGTTATATTGAAAGAAGCATTATATTCATATAATATTCTTAATGATGATATAAAAGATCTCAATGTTCAATTATTTGATAAAGATGAAATGAGAGATAGTACAGACGTTGAAAGAGTTGTCTTTAAAATGTATTCAAAAATACAAAATAAATTACTAGAAATTAACCCATTTTAAAAGGAGAAAAGGTGTTTATTAATTATGAGAATTTAACAATTAATTTAAAAAATGTTGTAAGCGTAAAGTTAGAGGATAAGAAAATTATTTTTAATTATAATTATAATATTTCTTTAGACGGAAATTCGGTATCACCGGATTATTCATATATTTATGTAAAATCATATGCTGATAGAAATGAGATTAGAAAAATCTTAGAAGAAAATAATTTCATTTCTTTCAAAGAATCTGATAATTATTTTAACTTAGTTAACTTAGATAATGTTTCTTTTATTAAAGAATATATTAAACCTGAAAAAAATAAATATAGATTGATTTTTAATTTATGTGTAAGCAATACATTAAGAGATTCTAATACGATTACCTCTAATGCTGTGTATTATGATTTTCCAGATGAATATAGTTTAACAAACGCTATCAATTCTATACCAACAATATCATAAAGGAGATAAAATGGATGAATTAGACTTAGATGAATTATTAAATGATTTAGGTGAACAAGGTGAACCAGAGATAGAGAAATCAGAGGTAGAGAAACCTACAGTTGAAGATATTAAAAATATAGTATTTGATAAAACTATCGAAAAAGCATCAAAAGAAGCAAAAAAGACAGAAGATCCTGACAAATATCTAGAAGAATATATAGCAGATATTCAAGGCAGTGTAAGAGAATATTTGACAGAAAGACACAGAATTAATGAAGAAATAAAAGCACTAAAGAGTGAACTTAAAGATCTTAAAGAAGAGATGAAAGATGAGGGTATCAAAATTACCGCAGTTGATAAAGCTTTTAAAGAAATGGTTTCAGAATTAAAAGAAGATTCTCAGGATGCCGTTTTAATAGAGAGTGTTAAAAATATGATTCAAAAAGATCCTACTCTTTACGGGATGGTGAGAGAAGAGGCTAACTAATGGGTTTAAAATATGCTCCTTATTCAGCTTCTAGAATTTCTTTATGGAATTCTTGTCCTAGGAAATTTAAATATAACTATATAGATAAAATTCCTAAAGAACCTAGAGATGATACACCTCTTAAGAAAGGATTTTGTACTCACCTTTTTTTAGAAAATCATACTGCTAATTTAGGAAAGGAAAGATTATTAAAAGAGATTTCTAGAGAAAAAATTCCTAATGAGATAGTTCAAGAATCTAAAAAAATTTATAAAAAATTTGTAGATTCTGATTTAGGTAAAAAAATATTTTCATATTTACCTTTAGGAACAGAATTAGAGATTGGTTTAAAGATTCAAGGTGGTAAGATTCAGACTTGTGATTTTTTAGATCCTGGTTGTTTATTCAGAGGTAAAATAGATTATATTTGTGTAGATAAAGAAAATGATAAAGTTTATGTTATAGACTGGAAGACAGGTAAAGATAAATCTGAAGGACCTTATAAACAAAAACCCGATCAATTAATTTATTACGCGGCTTGGTACTTTCATAACTTTCCGGTGGACGAATTAGAATTAGAATATATCTTTGTAGAACACGGAACTTCAAGTTCTATTAAGTTAGTTAGAGATAAGTTAGACTTATATCTTAAAGTTCTTCTTAATAATATTAAGTCTATAGAAAATGATAACTCTTTCGATAAAATTGAAGGTCCTCTCTGTAATTGGTGTGAATATAGAGATCATTGTATAAGAGATCAAAATTGAAAAATTATGAAGTTATGAGAAGAATTAGTAATATTCAAGTATTTCACGCACACATTCAGAGACTATTAAAGAGGAAGACTGGTCAGAATTTTGAGGTATTTTTTACCACAGATGATTTGGATAACGACCCTTTTATGGAGAGTATGATAATTTGCCTAAAAAGCGATAGTATATATATTAAAGAAAGTATAGATATTTCATTTTTGAGAGAATCTGATAAAATAGATATTCACGAACATATTATAAATTTAATTATAAATACTCTAAAAGAGAAGAGACCTAATCTTTTCATATAAAGGAAATAGATGTTTAAAGAATTATTTACTGAGGCTAATAAAATAACTGGAAAAGATTTTGAGAGAATGATGTCTCTGCTGACGGATAAAAATGATGAAAAAGGTAAGGGTGTAGCAGCCAAGATAAAAGATAAGAATAAAGCAATCTATAGATACGTTGCTGGAGCTATCTTAGATTTACAATTAGTTACCGGAGATTTTACATACAATAGAACAAAATATAGTAGACCTGTAGATTATTTTTATGAAAGATCTATAGAATTAGGAGCTACTGAAGAAGACTTTAAAAAGGCTTTTAATGAAGCTAGTTCTATAGCATCTAAATATATAGAAAAATATAAAGATTTAAAATCTAAGAATTTAAGTAGTTGGGTAACGGGTGCTTTTTATAAATTTTTATTAAAATTAGGATATGATTTTAAAGAAATTAAGCGTGGCAATGCTATGACTAGTAAGGGTAGATATGCTATGAGTACATCAGGTCGTAAATGGACTATAGGATATGAAATTGAAATTATATCTCCTAATGGAACTAAAGCATCTTTAAAATTTGACGCTATTACTGATGAGGGAATAGATAATGAAACCGTTTATTATGTACTACATGATTTAACTAATTTAAACGATGGAAGATCGGCTCCTCATTATGGAGATAGTATGGGTATTAGAAAATGGAATAAATTTATTGAGAAAAATTTAAAGGAAATAGATGTTTAAACAATATTTTAAAGAAGAGAAAATTCAAACGCCTTTACAAAAAGTAGAAGAAAAAACCGAAAAAGAGATAGATAAAACTATCTCCGAAATTAGAAAAAAATTAAAAATTAAATCTATCGTACCTACAAAGTTTGGATTTCAGGTAGATTTTTTTAATCCTAATGATGCTAAAGAAGCGGCAAAAATGGCTGATACTTCTAAAATTTCAGGAAATAGCATTATGGTTGAAGGAATTGAGGGTATCTAATCTCCTACTCATTATACCTTCTATACACCTAACTCTTTTTGACCTAGAACTACAAATTCTAGGTTGTGAAACTTACAAAACTTTCTAGCACTTTCCCACTTAGCCACATTTATAGGATCATTCCATTGTGATTGCGGTTTTATCTCAATTAATCTCTTTTTACCATCTTTAAATTTTATTAAAAAATCAGGAAAATATCTATGTTTTTTATTATCTTTAGGGCTTATATATTCTATAGCAAAAGGTTCAGCAGTCCAATATTCTATTTCTGAATTTAAATCACACCATTTCATAAATTTCTTTTCCCACGAACTTCTATATTCAGGAAACTCTTGCTTATTCATATAAGTATTGAGCGGTTTTTTATATTTATCTTCATTTATAGGCTTATAAAAACCTCTCTCATAACGACTTCTACCACCTTCTTTATTAGTTCTATATCTTCTTCTTTTAGCTTGATATCTACCTGCTCTAGAAATCGCCATTTATTCTCCTTTATAATACTTTAGACGTTGATGACCATTCAGGAAAGCTAATACTAGCGGCAGCTAAATATTCCTCCTCATCCATCTGAATTATAGAATTTGATATTCTTCTAATAGCATATCTTCTTAATATCGGCGAACCTTCAAATCTTTTCATAAGAGGTTTTATATCTTCATATACTAAATCTTTTTTCTTTTTTCTCATTTCTACTACTAAAGAAGCTAAAAGAACTCTCTGATTTTCAGGCATCCAATGAACGTTGAGACCTAATATATGTTTGTTATTTTGTTTAGAGTGTCCTAAACATATTATAAGAGGATTTTTATCGAATTTATGTTTATCGTGAATAGCATTATATCTAAAGAATAATAAATTACCCTCTCTAAAGGATTTAGGTGTTTTTTTAGTTTTATTTTCTTTTTTAAATTTTCTCAAGAATTCTTTTTT